TCGGGCCTGTTGCACCCGACGCTCCAGTTGATCCCGTAGGACCAGTAGGACCGGTCGCGCCGGTAGAACCCGTCGGACCAGTAGGGCCGGTGGGGCCAGCAACGGTCGAAGGAGCGCCCGTCGGGCCGGTTGGGCCGGTAGAACCTGACGATCCCGCAGAACCAGTAGGGCCTGTAGGTCCCGCCGTGCCGGCCGGTCCCTGAGACCCCTGCGAACCCGTCGGGCCCGTTGGGCCGGTAGCGCCGGTCGAGCCGCTCGGACCCGTAGGACCGGACACGCCGGACGCACCAGTCGCACCCGTAGGGCCTGTCGGACCCGTTGGGCCAGTCGGTCCTTGCGCGCCAGTGCTGCCTGTAGGACCAGTTGGGCCGCTTGCGATCGTCGCAATGTCACCAACCGTTGTACGGCGAGACACGCCCGATTGAACGATCTCAATTTCTTCGGTGCCGTTCAGAGACGTAGCAACGGGCAGATTGGGAATCTGAATATTTGCCACTTTTATTCTCCGTAGAGCGGACCCGTCTTCGGAACTTCCGTATCATTATACGGCAGGCCCGGATCATTGCCGCCCGCTGCGGCAGGCACTGTCGGATCAGTGCCCGGCTGTTGATTAAGACCACCTGGCGGCTCGCCAGTCTGCTGGGTAACGCGGTCCTTGTTGTCTTGCGTGATGCGGTTATTGCCGCCGACAACAGGAATGCCCGTCTGTGCATTGACGGTATTCTGACCAGACGTAAATCGATTGTTCGTTTCCGCAACGACAAAGTCTTGAATGCGCGGATTCACAATCGGCACAGGGTCCGCCGGGATCACAATCGTCCTCAATTGCTGTTGCGGCTCGTCATAACACAAGTCGCACACGAGAAGGCGGATGTTCATGAGCGAAGCGCCGCGCCAGTCATACTGCCACTTAAGTTGGGCATGATTATACCTAAACCCGCAGCGGTCGCAGATAGCATGCGCCTGCGGATTAGATGGGCTTGTTCTTGCGCGGCCGGAGCGAGACGCATACGCCATTACGGCCTCCAGTAACCCGCAAGCTGCGGGCTAATGTATTGCTGCGCGTATTCGGTGTTCTGCTCTGCTGCAATAGCGTAAGCCTCATCCGCCGCAGGCTTGATAAACTGGAGCTTCTCAGGAGCCCAAATCACAGCGAGACGCGCAGCCAGACCATAAGCAAATGCGTCCAGCCACAAATATGGCACTTCGACCTGAAGCCCGCCCTGAAGCGCGGAATCCTGTATCTGGCGAACTCGGTAGTACTTCAGATATTGCGCGCTTGTGCCATCGGGCACCGGCCACAAGGTGACAGTAGGAGAAATCAGACGGTCAAACCAATAGACCGTCGTAAAGCCTTGTTGTTCCTTGTTCGGGTAGGAAGCGTATTCGGAACGGCTGATCGGCAGGATAATGCGATCAATTGGCTGCGCGCCCGATCCATTATCGATCGTCATATAGGCGTCGAGGATCATGACCGTGTTCGAATCGACAGGATACGTCGTCTGTCCCTGAACCAGCGGCACGGTTACAAGATCGACCGCCCACAAATTAACGCCGCGATTCGACCAGTTCGAACACAAAAAGTTCGCAGCCATGCGGGCCGCTTCAAGGTGTTCCTGAAGCAGTGCAGTGTTTCTAACGCCAATCAAATTGTAGGCATATAACGTGATCTCGCCAAGCGACGGATTAAACGCATATGTTCCGGTCGTCGCCATGCGGGGTCACCTTTTAGTAAGGTGCGTTGCCGAACTGCGCGATCGTCATGGTCGTGGAACCATTCCCGGCAGTCTGCTTAATGCGCACAAATGTTGGCGTTGCGGTGAGCACACCCTGACCGCTCGCAGTTTTACCGACTAAATTGGCATCGGCGCAGTTAATCCAAGTCATGCTGCCAACAGCAACGGGACTCACCAAATCGTTCGGGTCGTCCATGCTGGTTTCGACGGTGTAGGTCGCAGTGCCCGTGACATCTACCTGAATGACGGACTGCGCAAGCGCAAAACTGTCCATGCGAACCTTGCGGCTGTAGGTCGTGCCAGCCGTCGCGTCGGTCGTTGAAACTGTGATGGGTTGCATTTTATTTCCCCTTCATCCTAGCTGCGGCTGCATTATCCACGAGATTTGGATAGGGCCTTCCTGCTGCTCTGGCGCGCGCCTTGGCGGACAAAGTCTGCTTCCGGCTGAGATGCTTTACTTTAGCATCTTTCGGCGCGTCTTTCTCCCAAAAAGGTTTGTCGGCCATGTCAGCAATCCCATTTTCTGAGGGCTTTGTTGACGCGACTATTAGGGTCAGCGGCCTTTGCGGAGCCGGTAAGCTTGCGCTTTAACCCGGTCATCCTTGCACAGAAGCTATCTCTACGCGCGCCACCTTCAGGCTGCGGGCGCTTGATATCATGACCCGCCGCACGCAAAGAGGCGCGACCCTTCTCGTTGAGGCCGCCCTCCGGGTTCTTACCCTCAGACCTCTGCCACGCCGGTGTCTTCGCCATATCCGCCTCCATTGCAATACGGGGGGCGCGAAGCCCCCCGTACCTCATTACTGATCCAACAAGGAGGGGAATGGATCAATAGTGAGAAGCTTTGCCGCGCGGCATGCCCGAAGCGGCAGACGAGAGAACGCCACCGCCCGTAGCGCGGCGAGGACGCTTGCCTTCAGCAGCCGCGGACATCAGACCTTTCTTGGCCATGCCGCCCTTCTTGAAGCCTTCCTTCATGTCCATTGCTTCGGAAAAGTCACCAGCGCCGCTCTTGGCGCCAACTTTACCCGGCGTACGATATGCACCCATGGGAACCTCCAGTAAGCCCTTGTTAGGCGTTGATGGCTTGTATGTAGCGGACGACAAGCAGACCAAGACCATTGGTCACGCTGTGAGCGCCCGATTTTACCCAAATCTGAATGTCAGACGTCCCGGTGTTAGACCAGAGCGTAGACTGAGCCAGCGTAGCAGGAACAAGACTGATCCTGCTTACAGAGTTGGCGTTTGTCGCCGAAACAAGTTCGGTAGAGGTAGAAGAAGTGCCGACACTGATCGTATAGGTCGTGGTCGCACTAGACCAAGCGACAGTCGTAATCAGGTCAATTCCGACAATCGTACTGTTGGCCGGAACAACAATCGTTGTGGCGGTTGCAGTTTCTGTCGTCGTTTGATTGACGGCATAGATTTGCGCCAACTCAACGAAGCCGACGTTCTTCAACGAGCCGACCGTAGACCCAGTCGTATCAAGAACGTCGCCGGCCGTGATCGGGCCGGTGAACGTGGACATACCCATTTATACCTCCTGTGCGAGGGTTGGCTGATCAGTCTGCACAGTGTCAGCCGGGCCTGTCCGATCAGCTAAATTCCCGGTTACATAAGGGCGAGGGAGGTTAAATCCCCCGCCCCTTTGTCAGTTACGAAGTGGGGAACGAACCGTAGATCGAACGCCAGTTGTAGTAACCGAAGCTGTAACGCTCATAACCCTTCACGAGAAGGTTATCGGTCACAAAATCAACCTGCATATCCGTCTCGAAGTGGATGCGCTCCATGTAGGAGAGACCATCGATGTTGGTCAGCAGGAACCACGCGAACGAAGACGTCAGGTAGTCATTGACCATGTAGCCTTCCGGCAGGCCGCCGGCCGTCATCATGATCGCGTTGACATCGTTGTCCGCAGTGCCCGGACGCAGCTCCGTCTTCGTCAGACGAATCGCGGTCGGTTCAAGCTGCGGCGGGACCACCAAGCGGCGGCCACGCGCGAAGATCTTCAGACCGGCCTGATCGCGGAAATTCGTACGAATCGCAATCATGCCGTTGAGAAGCGTCGACTCGTTCAGGTCAACGTCGACAGTCGGCTTGTTGGCGACCGTGCCGCTATCAATCGGATGGTTCGTCGCGCAAAGCGCAACGCCGTCGCCGCCGATGCTGGAGTTGTAGGTCGTGGCCGTGTTGAGGATGTTCGCGCCGTAAATCTCCTTGGTCTGCGCGAAAGATTCGATCAGGCCAAGGTTCGACGGAGCAAACTGGGTCTTGTAGAGGTTGTCGTCGATCGCCTTGCGGGTGATCGCGTAACCAAGCCCAATTTCGTTGTGCTCTTGGTTGTAGATGTAGCGCTCGCCGGCAGCGTTGTCGAAGGAGGTCTGGCCACCCTCAGTCTTAAGCTGCGCATAGCCGAGGAAGCGCATTTCAGCGGTGCGTTCCAAAGCCATCTTCGAGTTGTGCTTCGTGAAGATCTTGTCCCACTGGGACGGGATCTGCTCATACTTGCCTTCAACGCCACGGAGACCGGGCAGGAGAAGGTCTTTAATAGCCGAAAGATTGACAGCCATTGGTCCTTACTCCTCTTAGACGCCCGTGAGCTGCTTGGTGGAGACGTTGTTGAACGCCACGATTACCTTCGCATATGCGCCGGAAGCCGTGCCGTTGACGCCCGGAGGATTATCCAGAAGCGCAACAACGCGGAAAGGCAGCGAAGAATCAGTGCCGGGCGAAACAACAGCAGTGTTGATATAGGCGCCGGAAATGCCGTTGGCGGCGTTGCCAGAGCCAATATTGAAGCCGACGTTGTTGTTGATGTCGGACGCCGTCACGCCGGTCGCGTCAGACCAAGCGACAAACTTGGCGTTCGGATCGTTGACGATATAACCTTCGACGACATCCGTCGAAGCAACGTCAGAACCGGGCCAATAGTTTGACCAGACGGTGCGCTTCTGCGAGACCGAAAGGTACTTGCAGCCAACGAAAACACCCGCAATCTGCGTGTTGCTGCTTGAGGCAGAAGTGACGCCTTTGACGACATAGCCGCTGGAGTCGGGGTTTACGGGGTCGCCATAGTAAATGGCGGAGGCATTGTATGCGATACGGACAGCGATCTGCTCATAGGTCGGAGCAGAGCCGTTGCCACTCCACTGCTGGAAACCGTTGTAGGCGGAAGGTGCGGTATTCGCCATGACGGATTCTCCTTTCACAGGATTAGTCCATCATCGCGCGCCGGGGCGACTTAGAACCGGGGTTTGTTTATTCCCTCACGCCGGGGAGGGGTATGAGATCACGCCGGGGATCTCGAACGCGAATAATACAATCATTAACCGAAAAGTAAAGGGGCCACCCGGATGCGTCATGGCCGGTTATCCGAAGGTGGCCCCAAGACACGAGAAAACTACTCTTCGGGAAACGGCATCGGTTCGTAGGACTTCTTCACTTTCACCAAGGACGCATCTTTATTGCTGCGCTCAAACTGGCCCGGACTTGCAGCCGCAAGCTGCTCTTCCTTCGACTTAACCTGCTGACGCGCCCTGCGCGTTTCAATGCTGCGGGCTTCGTCGGTGATTTCCTTCGGGCGTTCCATCAGGACCATGCCCTTGCGCTCGATCGTTTTCTGCGTAAACCCAGCGGGCATCATTTCCGGGTGACGGGACGCCGGGACAGGTTCCCAGCCCATGCGGGCCAGATGCACTTGATACGACGGATTTTCCTGATTCAAAACCGTGCGCACCTTCCATTCATACGTCCAGCCGGAGGGAATAGAAGACGGATCAATGTAAAACTCATCCGTCCCCTCATCCAGACCACCAAGATGGCCGCGAATTTCTGCGGCGCGCCTAGCGGCGCGAGCGCGAGGATCATCCTCCCTTGGAGACGGCCTCACAGGAGCCTTAACGGGCGTTTCTTCAGACATAAAACCCTTCGCGCGGGCTTGGAAATCGCTAGCCATGTTAGATTCTCCCCTCTTTCTTAAGAAGCAACTTGTTTCGGGCGTATTCCTGCTCGGTCATTCCTATGTCGCGCGCGGCTTCCGCCTCGTCCCGCGTTAGACGAACGACATTTTGCCGTGTGCTGCCCCCCGAACGCGATACCGGGGCGGCAGGCGGCGGGGCGCGCCTCTGCGCGGGTTTTGCCGCCTCAGACATTGCGTCCTGCTCTTCTCGCTCGGGCTCAGGAGCCCTGCGCATGTTCAATGTCGTCTCGACCCGGTCAAAATACTCGTCGCTGTCGGGCTGGATACCGTCCGCAGTGACAAGATTATGCGCCGCGACCATCTTCTGATAGAGGCGTGGGTCAGTTACAAACTGGGGATTGCGACGCACCCAGTCGGCAGAGCGGGCCGAGAGTTGAGAAGCTACAGCTTCAACGGGATCAGCCTGCATTTGGACTTGCGGAGCCTGATACCTTACCTGCTGGCGCTGCGCCTTCATGTACTCGCGGCCCTTTTTCAGTTCCGCAAGTCGCAACTTGTTCTCTGTCAGCTTATCCTGAATCTCGGCGGCCTTATCATAGTCGCCAATCGCCAAAGCATCCTTGTAAGCCGACTTCAAGACGTCATTTTCGCCCCGAACAGTCTTAATTGCGCTCTTCACGAGCACATAATTAGTCTCTTCGGTTTCCGTTTGAGCCTTGTATTGCTTCTGAATGGCGTCTCGGGCGCGATTTTCGGCCTCAAAACGCTTCTTTTGTTCTTCTAACAGCTTATTTTTCAGATCATTGATGCCTTCGTCAGGATCAATAGTCTTTTTTTCGGCTGATTTGTCTTCGGAACGCTCGACAATGATGTCTTCATCGTCTTTTTTCTTGTCTTTTGTCGGCTCTTCAAGCTCAACATCGATGTGATCTTTAATCTCAGACATGGCCCCTCCTAAAAAACAGCGTCTGGGTGATCAATTTTCGCTTTGACGCTCGAATCTTCAAGCATCCGGCACCAAACACCATTGACGCCAATGTTCCATCCGTCAGACGGGCGGAAAACAAGCCAATCGTGTTCGTTAAACTCCACGCCACCGAACCATTTGGCGCCGTCTTCGACAAAAGCAGTCGGCCCTTTCTTTAGGATCAGACCTACTTTTGATTGATATTTGTCTTCGTCACGAGTTGAGTCGACATAAATAATGCCGCCCTTGGTTTTCTCTGGCCGGATATAAACGGCAACCAAAACTTGCGTGTTTAGAAGCTGTATCCCGTTGATATTTCCAACCTTATCCAAAAGCAGCTGTTTTGGATCTTTCTCGTGCAACATCTGTACGTTGTTCATACGCCCCTCTCGCGTTCGTTTAGAATAGACTCGGCCATATCAGACAGTTCACGCGCAAGACGCAAACCTGCGATCATGCCAATGTGGTGTTTGTAATTTGCAAAATCAACTACAGCATGCGGAGCCGTAATGATTTCAACTTGAGTTTTTATTGCTTCCTCCAATAATTGTTCAAACTCGGTCTTGAAGACCATGCTGGTCGTCAGCACAGATTCCCCTCCTATATATCTAACAATTGCGTTTTAATTCTTTCCCATCGCATAGCCTTGGGCGACGGCCATGACGCCGCGTGGAGTGTTGAACCATTGGCGCAGCGCGCCTTGTGGCACTTCGTATTTATCGGCCAGCGACCGGCGGTGGGAGAAACCGCCGGTCGCAAAGATTAGTGCTTACGCTTCTGGATTTCTGTCTTTTCAAGCCGACCTTCGCCAGAACCCGCGCCAGCATCCATGTCCTTGTAGGAACTGTAAACCTTGCCGCCCTTGCGGTAAGTCGGCGCACCCTTGCCGGTCTTGGCAATGTCGGTCTTCTGCAAGCGACCTTCGCCGCTGCCTGAACCGGCCTCCATGTCCTGATAAGACTTGGCGACCTTGCTGATGCGACCGCCAGCCTTGCGCGCCATCGGAGGCATGCCGCCCGGCAGGCCTCCGCCAAGCGCCGGAGCCGGAGCGGGCATGGGAATGCCACCCATAGGCATAGGGGGCATCCCAGCGGCCGGAGGAGGCACAGGGACCGGCACGCCGCCCGGAGGCGGCGGAGGCATGGCTCCCGGCCCCATGCCGCCCATAGCGTGCGCAGGCCTCGTGGCGATCATGATATTGACGTTCGTGCCGGGCTTTTTGGTGCGGCCACCAGTGTTCCGGTTCATGCGACTTAGCGTCTGCGCCAGACGGGCGCGTTGGCCAAGCTTGCCGCCCTTCTCGGCAGCAGCCTCAAGCTTTTTACCGGGGATTGTCTGGCCTTCCTTGACGCCAAGCGCCTTACGCAGCGCGCCGGGCTTCTTAATGGCCTCTTGAATCCACTTGGTTTTGCCGCCTTCCTTCATGCCGGGGATCACAGGATCGCCCTTGAACTTCAGAAAGCCACCATCGGCGTAGTGCCCAGCGCGACCACGCGAGGGGTTCGACAGGTCTTCCTGACGGCTCTCGGTAGCGCGCTGCTGCGCCTCGGACGCTCCCTTCTTGCCGCCGGGCATCTCCATTGGGCCGTAGTTGACCGAACCGCCGTTCTTACGCTTCGCGCGGCCGCCCTTCGTCATGCCGCCGTCGTGCTTGATGCCTTCGCGCTCTTCGTTGGCGTCCTTCACGTTCCGATTGATCTTGGCGTTAACCCAAGCTTTCACATCGCCGCCAGACTTGCGGGGCTTGCGATCAGCGCGCGGTGCGCAGGCTTCGCCCTGCACCTTGCCGCCGGAGCGGAACGCCTGACGCGACACCGGGCGCAAGCCCGTTTTCGCTTCACTGTTCAGCATCTCAGCCGGCGTCCAGTCGCTGCTGTCCACCTTCTGATCCTTTTGCGAAGACATTGCCTTCGCTTTTTCCCGCATCTTGGCCCGAAGGCTCTTTGCCATTTCAGACATTTGTTTCTCCCAAGGAGTTATCCGGGCGTCCCCGGAGGCGCGCGCCGTCTAGAGATTACCATAAGGGCTTGGTCGACGACAGGACCGCCACCCTTTTTCTTCTCCGGCCATTTCACGACCGGAATCTTTTTTATCCCAAGATCCTTAGCGGCATGCGCACGATGGCGACCGTTCGGATGACCATCGGGATAGATCGCAACAGGATCCAGTTTTTCACCCTTCTTCATCTGCTTCTTGAAGTGATGAATAAGTTTTTTATCATCATGGTCCATGTTAAGCGGCTTGACCTCTTTCAGATATTCCGAAGGAGACTCGTACCCAAGCTTGCCGCCAGTCTTTTCGTAATCGTGCGCTTCTTCCCAGTCATGATGATTGCGGAGCGGGTAGGATTCTACTTTGCCGCCCTCCGCATACCGGCGCTTGATCGTGACAAGCTTGTCGTCAAAGACGACGTAGTTGCGCGACCCCTCGCCCGCACCGCGTGAGCCTTGGTCGAGGTACTTGATGCCCTTGATGCCAAGGCGGTGCAGTTCTTGAGAAGCGATGGCTTTGCCCCCAATGCCCTGCGTGTTTCGATAGTAGATATCTTCGCCCTTTGTGTTTGGCGAATAGGGGCGCGCACGTTGCAGCGGCGTGTGCTCACGCAAGGCGTTTTGAACATACTCGCTTTGCTCGCTTAACGGCTTGTCCCAATCCAGAAAATGATCCGGGTGCGCGTTGATGCGCACTTCGTACATGTGGCCCTTAGCCGGTCGCTCAATATTTAATCCGCGCTTAACAAGTTCTTCAAAAATCTTTTTTTCTGTTTCAACTTCTTTGGCAACTGAAGGGAATGTTTTTCTAAGATCTTCCAAATCTATTGATGATAGTTTTTCAGAATAATTAGCGACATCATCAGATGACCTTAATCTGCTTTGAAGATTGTTTATGGCTCCGCCCGGAGATTCTATTCCCGCGTCTAAAGCAACATCACGCAACAAAGCTCTGTCGATTGGCTTTCCATCTATTGTTGGATTAGATGGTGGTGCAAGCATATTTCGGTATTCTCTTGCAACGGGCTCCGCTTCAGCAAAATACAGCCCATGCCCGTAAGCCTGCGCACCCTCGCCAGTGCCGATCTTGGAAATGTCGAAGTTCTCGAACTCATGCGGCGAGCCGTGATAGGCAGTGATGCCCTGATCTTGGTCGTCTACAGAGCCGCCGTCGGCTTTAGTTATGTCTGGATCATTCGGGTCAAATGTGCCTTGATTGCCGGTGGCCGATTTGATTTGCTGCGGGTAAAGTGCGGCCCAAGTTTTATTGCTCCTATCTGACTTCTCAAAAGCAGTAATCCCATCGTATCCAAGTGTGCGAAAAAATTCTGCTACGTTGGGATCGTTTCTCCAAAATTCGAACAATGCTTTTGGTTCTTCACCATGCGTTTGGCGAAGACGCCCAATTAAAGATTTTGCCTTTTCAATTTGATCTGAAGAAAGATCTTCAGCCCCGCCAAGCGCATGTGAAATTATTTCGCCAATCTTTTTTCTTTGTTCCGCATGGACAAACTCGATAGGTCTCTTAATAGAAAGATGAACGGGGTAGACGCTTCCGCCTTCAGTGCTCCCATATTCATTTGCAAGAGATGGTTTCTCAGAGAACCAAGACCCAAACTTTGTATTAAACGACCCGACGTCACGCGGGCCACCGTGATAAGCAACCGACGGAACCTCTGGATGGTTGCCTTCAAGAAATTGGGAAAGATTTTCTTCACGCTTAGGATGTCCATGCGGAATGAATTTGTCCGCCATCACCGCTCTCCCGTGAAGATCGGCTCCCCGGCCTCAGAGGTCACGATGTGAATGCCGGGGATCTTGTGAGCGGGATGAGAGCCGAAGCTCTTTTTGACGCTGCCGCCACGCCTATAGCTGACAGGCTTGCCCCCGCGCTCCTCCGGCACACCATCATACATTTCCCACCATTCATGTGTTTTGTGAACAGTGCTGTGATGATGCGGATCGTCAGAATGGTGGAACTGTGCGTAGAACGCATCAACAGGAAGTTTTTGATCTTTACTCATAGCTCTCGCCTTTCTCTTTAATCTTACGTTGAGGCTTAATAACAACTTCAGTGTTCGTTACTTTTGTCTTTCCAAGCTTAGGTTTGCCGGAAGGCCCGGTCTCATTACTTTCCTCACGTTCATATGTTCCCTTTTCAGTTTTCGTCCTGCCGGGGTCATAATGAACAAAGAAGCCCTTGCTTTCCTTGTGCGCGTCGCCAACTGCGCCAAAGCCCTTCTTGTTCTTCAAGCCGACGATAACACCATCCTCGCCATCCGGCACACGATCAAGCGGACGGAAGTCATGAGTATCGCCATTAATAACACGATACTTCTTGCCAGTCTCTTCATCATGTACCGTCTCAGGCAGATGTTCCTTATCGGTGAACGCCATTGCGACGTTCTCTCCTCCATCCAACATGCGACGCATACGCGGCCAGTTGGTGTTCGGATTGTCTACGCCCGGTTGCGATACTCCGGTTGATGAATAGGTATAATGATGGTTATCAGCCACTGGCTTGTAGGCCATCTTGGTGTAATCGTAGAACGTCACATCAGGAAACGCCTTGATAATTGATTGATAAACGCGCGGATTGATGTCGGACAGTACGTTCAATCGAACACCAAGATGGTTTCCATTATTAGCTGCTTCAGCGCGCTTGGCGGCGATCTCGTCATACAGTCGAACAGCAAACGCTTCCGGCTCGCTCAACATGCCAACAGTTTTGTTGAGAGAATTGAGGCGCGGCCCCTTGAACGCAGACAAATCTTTGCCGCCGCCGACTTTAAAGTAATTGCCGCTGGTCTTGCCGAGACATTCATCTTTGCACGATGCGCTGTTGGGGCAAGTGTTGAAGCCACCCATTTCAAACGATGGAGAGAGAGCCAAGCCCGCAGCCTCAATGCCACGGCCATCATCCAGAGAGATAGGCTCCGCGCCCTTGTAGCCAATTTCACTCTTTAAGAGCTTTTCGTTTTTACCCAAAAGCGGAACAAGGGTTTTGTCTTTGCGCATGCCAACATGCGGCGCAAGGCGAGAAATTGCTTCTTTTGAGTTTGCAATACGATCACCGCGCGACAGGCTCAGATGATGCTGGATCGCATTGTCGAAAGCCGATGCAAGCGACATTGTTGAAGGCTTAGACGTATCTGACTTCGGCATTCCGACCGGTTCATCAGACGGCAGATCAACAGCGGGGGCAATGCGAAACGCTGGACGCTGCCGAACTGGCGCTTCCGGCGAAGGCATATTATGGCCCATGCCAAAAGCCGGAACTTCGTCTTGCTGCTGGATCGGCTCAGGCATACCGCCGGCAGCCATATGCTGCTGGTGCAGCCCATAAACGTCGCCCGCAATCTTGCGCCACTCAGCCATCGCATCATATAGCGGCGCTGTTTGACCGCCCTCCGCCCTGCGGGGACGCACTGACTGCATGACCTGTTTTGCAAGGCGAACGGTGTAATCCATGTCAGCGCCCGTGAATCAGAAGGTGGTGGATGATCTCAAGCGCCTTGTGTACAGCGTCCGGCTTGGATGCACCCTTTGAACTGACGCCGCCACCACGCGCCTCTGCCTGCGGCATGACACTCTGCATCAGTTTGCTGGCTCTAACAAATGCAGCCGGCGATTCGCTGCGATTGAACTCTTCCCACTCGCGACGGACTGCGTCCATGCGAGCAGCTTCCATTAACTCGCGCGGCGGCGGCTGCGGCGCAACGCTATCAGGGCGACGGGGCGGGGCAGGAACACCTGCGCTTTGACGCGCAACCTGAACGGCGCGCTGCACTGCGGGAGGTATTGCTGGCTTACGGTACACTGGGGCGGCTTGATTGAACTCTTTGTACATGTTTGACAAACTTGGAGGAGCTGCCTGCGTCGGCGTTTGCGCAGGGGCTGCTGCTGGTGGTGCCACAACCGACAGGGCAGAAGCAGGGGCAGCTTGCGTGGGGGCACGATTATCCATGATTAACCGGGCAATATCTATTGCCGCCGGCTCTTGTACATTCGCAGCCCGGTTTATCTGGTCTTCAACAAAACGCTGATAGATCGGATGCTCCAAACGCCTACCGGCCTCACCCATTGCTGCTTCAGAGGCGCGAGCTTGTGAAATAGGATTAGCTTGTTGAGCACCATACCCCATCAGAGCTTGGAAACCGGGACGCCGCGTTTGAATATCCCGAAGACGTTGTTGAGCTCGTGCTTGCGAAACAAGCCTTTCAATATCGGCTCGTTGAACTGCTGCCAATTCTTCCGGGTCAAGCGGTCTCTCTACCATCTCCGAGCGAGTTGGCGTAAGCATACGCACCATCTCGCTTATGACGTCAGAGGGATAAAAACGAGGTGTATCAACCATCACTGACCTCCCAATCCTGCGGGCCGCATCAGGCCCGGTTGTGCTTCTTGCTCTGACCGCGCGATATCTTCCATCGCTGGGCGAATCAACGGGTCAACGATCTCCGCGCTATATGGATGCACGGCAAGGTTCTGCGCCAAATCCAAAAGCTGAATGCGCTCACGAGACGCGCGATCGGCTGCGCGGCTCTCAAGCTCGCGCTGTGCAATTTCCATCTCGTTCTGCGCTTTCATCATGTCGATCTGCGCCTTCATCATGTCAGTCTCGCCCTTGACCTGAGAGAGACGCTGACGCGATTGTGCGTCCATCATGGATGCATTAGCCTTCATGTCATCGGCTTGAGCCTTGGCCTGCCGCTCAACAAGTTCAGGCGGCGGAGCGCCCATCGCATTGGGCGGCACCATGAACTGCTGCGGATTGGACCAGCCCATCGCCTGTAACGCAGCAGTATCAATCGCGATCGGGTCGTACAGCGACGGGTTGCCGGCCTGGAGCTGCTTCAAGCCCATGATCTTCATCATGCGCTGCGTCTGGCTCGCGGTGTTCGGGTCCGCCTGCGGCACCAGCTCACAATCTTGCAACGCCTGAATGAATGTCTGCTCGTCCCACTGGTAGGCCGGCGCGCGGTTGCGCTGCCAAAAGCTTTCGGGGTTCTCGCGGAAGCAATCGACCAGCAGCCGAAACTCCTCGGCCTGCGCCGCGTGCATACGCTTGTGAACGCTGTTTAATATCTTGGTCGCCTGATCGATCAGCGCCAGCGTCGTGCCGACCGGCGCGTCAGACTTGCCCTCGCCAACAGCCATTTCAGCCGTGCCGCCGACACGCTGACCTGTCTCGGCCATGTTCTGCACAAGGTTCATTAACGCGCCGCCCGGCTCTTTGTAGGGCAACGGCATGATGGCTTGATTGATCGGCAGGCCGCCCGTCTTGACCGGCGCACCGCCGCCCGGCGGCACGCGGAAAATGTTGGTGTTTTGGCGAAGGCCGCTGTCGGCAATCAAAAAGCCGGGGAAGTTCGCAAACATCCCGGCGTCCAGCATCTCACGCCAAGCCGCCGTGATCGCGTTAGTGGTGTTGCCGAGAATGTGGAGAAGCCCAATGTCGTAGAAGCCGAGGCCCGGAACAAACGTGTACTTGACGAACGTCTTGCGGGCCACCGGCAGCGCGTCCGGACTGTCAGGCGTAGGCTCGTCGTAATTCCGAACGATCGACAGGATTTCGCGCGAAGAGGCGTCAATCGTCACACGATACGGAATTTCAAGGCCGCTGACCTTGCCCTTGTGCTTGTGCTCGAAGCCGTCAATGTCCAACTCACAGTAGCATTCGTAAATCTCCCGGTCACGATCTTCCGGTCGGAACGAACCCTGCGAAATCCCCTGCTGGTCCTTCTTGGCGCGCTGCGCGGCGTTCTCTTCCGGCTCTTTGGGAGTGCTTAGATCGACGTCGCGATAGACCCCAAGGATTTGCAGGCGCTTGACCGTCGACGGCTTCAGATATGTCCGATGCGTGATGCGCTTCGCATTCTCAAGATCGGTCGCGGCGTTGTTGACGATCAAGTCGTCAGCGTCGACCGTCTCGCTCACCGGACGATTGCGCAGCGGGCAGAAGTAGACCTTCTTAAACGCCGTCCCGCCGAAACCAAGCATGAACAGCATGCGGTCAGTGTCGGGATAGTACTCGCTCGCGGTCGACGTCAGATAGTGGTTCAGATCGCGCTGTAGGGCGTTGGCGAGCTGGTCTTCTTGCAGCGTGGCGTTGTTATTATCGTTACGCAGCTTGACCGGCCCGTCCGTCGGCAGCAATTCGCTGCGGGCGTTAGCCTGAAAGCGCAGCACAGCCTCGAGAAGCAGCGGGTGCCGCACGCGGCTCATCCCCTCCACCGGGGCGCCGTCCGGCGTACCGCCAAGGCCGGGAATCTCAACCTTGAGGCCCAGAAGCTTGATGCCCTGCGCGCGATCGTCCACCCACTCAACGCGCGACTGGATATCGTCGTCAATGCCCCCGAGGAGGTCTTCCGCAATCCGCGTCAACTCGCCAGAATCGATGTCGTCGACCAGATTGTCAAACCATCCGGCGGGGCCACGATCTTCTTGATCGCCCAGCGGACTGCCATCAAGCGATATCGTGACCGAGCCGTCCTCGTGCTCAATGCGCACGATCTCGCCGTTATCGTTAGCCTCTTTTCTGTCCTCCTGCGGCAGAAGCTCGACGATCGGCATGTTGTCCAGCTCCTCCTGCGGAAGCTGGCGGAGGTTCATCGGCGCGAGGCCCGGTTGCACAGGCATTAGGCTTGCTCCTGCTTTCCAAGCAAATCCTCAATCTCCTCGACAAACCGCCGAAGCCCCTCCTGAGCGGCAAGTGTATCAGACTTGGCTTGGATCGTATAGATTCTGACGTAGTCGGGAGGAGACTCCCCCCAGCACCCCGCCCGAGGCGAAGGCTTTCCCCAACACTCCACCCGGAAACGCCCGAGACGCATCGGGGTCGGGTCAAGCGCAACATCGACAACGGCATTCGCGAGTATGCGGGTCATGGTCTCACACTGAATACAGCGGCTCCAGAGGCTTACCGCGATGCTGCCGCCCAGCGTCGATCTCCGCGATCCGCTCCGGTTGGCGAACCAATATACCAGTTTCGCGTAAATACTTCAGCGCCATGCTGACGGTATCACAGTTGTGAACCAGAACGCCGTTCGCATAATAGCAATGCGCGCCTTCAACTGTCAGATTGTAGACGGGACGCATGGTATGGGTGCACTTTACTGAGTATACCTCGATCATGGCGTGATTTTTTTTCTGCGCATCGTGCAGAGCAGTAAAGCTTTTTTGGGCTTCTCGCTTCAAAATGCGATCCACACCATACGCAATCACCTTCATAATGGCTTTTGCTGAACGGCTTAGACGCGCCCGGCCTAAGGATAGACGCATAAGCGTTTTTTCTGTGCCACTCGCGACCTTCAGGGCTTCTGTGCCATTTGGCAGCCTTTTCTCGAATTTTTTGAAGATGCTCCAGTTGCTTAGGAGACCTTCCCATTTGAACGTATTGATCTTTGTGCTTATCCCGATGCTTCCTGAATGGAAGACACTCAAGGTTTGAGATGTCATTATTGGACGTGTCACCATCGATGTGATGAATTTGATGGTCGTCTGGGATATGGCCTTTATAAAACTCCCATACATCGCGATGCAGACGATGACCGGCGCGCGCAAAATACCTTCGGTGCGCTGGATTTTTTGAGTTTGGATATCGATTGTATTTATATCCGTTGAAGACAACACTTTCGACCACAACCCCGTCTTTTGTTGCCCACGCCATAATGACACCTCGTCTTTTGGACTCAATGTCTCTAGCCTATCATATGGACACAAAGACTCAAGCGGTTTCCATTCACCGTTAGCCATGATTGGGTGATTTCCGGTTCCTTCTAAATAACCTCCAAAATATTCAAGCCTCCATATTTCTCGTATTCCAGTGAAGCTTGAAGCCAATACCTTTCTTGGCCCTTCTGGCGTCTCGACCAAATCTCCTTCAAAAACCAAATTAATTGGGCGGTCGGTTCCGTCTGCCATCCTGATCATTGTTTCTTTAACAAAACAAAGGTCGTCGTGCTTGCCCTTCGGAAAGACCTCGCACTGAGTAATGACCTGATCGGCCCACCGACGATCAGGCGCATAAATCACGCCCTCGCTAAACAGATGCTGCACTGCGTACAGGCGCGCCAGTTTGTCGAGCGAGCCGGGGTTCACGAGCTGCACGCCCCAGTCCTCATGTCCGTAAAGCCGCCGGATTTCCTGCCCGATGCTGATGCCCGACGCCTTGTTTTCGATCAGCAAATGATCGACCTTCATTCGCCGGCAAGTTTGCGCGACCTTTTCAACAAGCTCCGCCAGTTCGAGCCGCTCGGTCCATGCGTACATGAGCATGATGCGCGGCGTACTCTCCGGGTTGCCGGGGAGCAGGTTGGCGACGCGCGACATTTGATCAAAGCGCGCGGCCTCTTCCTCGTTGTTTTTCAGACGCATGTCGCGCCCCGTGCGCCCCGCGCGGCCAACGTAGTTGTTCGCCATCATCGGCGTGACGTCGCCCGAGAACACACCCCATACCGTCAAGGCGCTCGGGTCGTTCTCCTGCTTCGTCGTGTAGGCGGTGTCAAGCGAGGCGACGACGAAGTCAAGGGGCGGAATGTCTGACTCCCAGAGCCGCCACCAGTCGCGCTTGATCACGCCGCCGCCCCTTGGGCTCGGCTCCTGCTGGAGCTGCCCGGCGGTCGCATAAGGCCCCATCGCATTCTCGTCGCGATCCACGACGTGCTCGGGGAAACGCTGCGGGAACAGCAACTCGCTTTCTTCGCTACGTGGATCTTCCAGACCCAGCTTCGTCGGCGCGGCCCGCAGCGGGTCGTAGCGCATCGGCAGCATGATGTGGTCGTAACCCAATTCTTTCTCGATGATGACGCCGGAGACGTCTTCCTGATGCAGGCGCTGCATGATGACGACAATCGACGACTTGATCGGATCGTTGAGGCGCGTCGGGATGGCTTCAAGAAACGTCGTCGTCTCGCTCTCGCGCATGGCCTCGGACGCGGCGCTATCGACGGAGTGTGGATCGTCAATGATCACACGATCGCCTCTGATGCCCGTCAGACTGTTGATCGCGGTCGCGATGCGAAACCCGCCGGCGGTGTTCTGGAAATTCAATTTCTCGTTCTGATCTGCGGCGAGGTTCACGCTCGCGCCCCAGCGCTGCTGATACCATTCGGACGTGATCAGTAGGCGCATGCGGCGGCTGTCGCGCGCGGACAGGTTCTCAACCTTATGCGCGGCGCAAACGTAACGCAAATGCGGCTTGTTCTTTGGACCCCATTCCCACGCGGGCCAGAAGACGTTGGTGAGCAGCGACTTCATCGTGCCCGGCGGAATGTTGATCAGCAGGCGGTTGTAGATGCTCCCGTCATCAAGGCGCAGCTCGTTTGTGATCGCCTCAAGGTGGGCGCAAATGAAATCGATGTGCCAGCCATGAACGTAGGGCTGACCCGGTTCGACGACATGCCACGCCAGTCGCACGAAGTTCGCGAGGCTTTTGCCGCACAGCGCCTTGTCGACCTCGATTTTCGCCTGTTCGAGGCCGCCAAACTCGGCGGCGAGCTTGTCGTAGAGCTTCTGGACCTCTTCGCGGTTTGTCATCGCGCAAATTTAGGGTTCGGCAACGGAGACTTCGAGATAGACGTGTAACGGAGGCCGCCGGGCTCCTCCCAGATGCACAGGCGCAGGCTCCTCCTATGCCTCGGGTTATCGATGTACACGAGATCGCCGTCCGGCTCCTCGTAGCAGTAGCCGTTCTCGTCATCCATCTCGGGTCGGCGCAGCCAGCCAACCTGCCAGTGCCAAACGATGTCTATGAGCCTGTCCCTCACGCCACCCCTCCTATCGCTTCATCGAATATATCAGAGAAAAGACAGGGCGTCCGCTCGATCCAGTCGGCGTCAATATGTTTCACAGTGTCGCGCCAAAAGGATTCAAAAACATGGATTGCCGTCGCGCCTGACGCGAGCCTTGTCGCCTCCTCGCGAAACGCAGGATCGAACAACCACGGCCGCGACAGATCGAGCGGGCAGGCAAACGTATGGTCCAACATCAAATGCGACAGGCGCAGGCTTTCGTCGGCGGCGATCTGCGCCGGCAGCACGACGCCGCCCTGCGCCCACGTCGGCGACTGGAGCGCCTGCGGGATACGCCGCAGCCACTCGGCAATGAACTCGTTGTTTGGCGGCGCGATCATCAGCGCGTTGCAGACCGACGTTTTCTGAGGCGTCTCCCACGAAATCAGCGCTAGGTGAGAGGACTCGACGAAGCCGATGTGCGCGTCGAGCGGTTGCCGCAGCAGTATGTCGGTGTCCATATAGACGCCGCCGTGTTCAATCAGGATTTGCAGCCGCACGACGTCGGCGATGTACTGAGGCCAACCGATCTCGACGCCTTCGATGTGCGTCGGCAGGGCGATGGATTGAACAACAGCTTTAGCTGCGCTAGCGGTTTCCAGAAGGTCGTGATGCTTCTCTGGGACAGGATTGGTCCAAATAATGATCTTGTCGTCTGGATGATGCCGCCGCGCCAGCATGACTGCCGCATGATTGACGAGCGACCACGGGCGCGTCCTCGGCGTCACGGGATAAATGAAATGGATCATTCGCTTTTGTGCTCCAGCGGCGGCTGATCGGCCCTGTCTGACTGGTCCGGTTCCAATGTTAGTTCATTGATGGCCTCGGCGGCAATGGCGGCCGAGACCAGGGGATAAACACTTCAGGCGCTGGCGGCTTGTAGCCAAGCGATCCATGCGGCCTGACTGTGTTGTAGTGACGTCGCCAGCTCTCGATCACGATGCGCGCTTCCGCCAGGGTGTAGAAGATCTCGCCATCGAGTAGCTCGTCACGCAGCCGCGCATTGAAGCTCTCGATGAAGCCATTCTCCCAGGGGCTTCCGGGGGCGATATAGGCGGTTTTCGCTCCGACCGCTGCGCCCTCTCATCTTCGCACTCGCACAATCGAATTGCTGCAATGCAGCGACGATTTGTTGTTGACATTGTGTAGGTGGTCTGGCATACAGGTCCGGTCAACAACGGAGTCCGAAAAATGAAATTCCAAATCAACCGCCAACGCCTCGAATACGATCACGGCTATTGGACTGCGGACGCAGTCGAGCGCATGGCGCGCGAGGCCATTGTAAATGTCGATCCGACCGCC